ATTCAGAGAATCACTGTAGAGCCTTATATGAGTTCGCACTAAATCAGTGCATAAAACCATGATATACAAATGTCAAGGAATATATTTAAATAAATATCTTTACTTTCTTTCTGTTATCTGATAGGCAACCCAAATCTAAATGAGAATCATTCGCATTTGGGATACACAAAATCCAGATCATACAATTAATTAAATGTCAATAAATAAATATAAATAAATATGTTGACATCCTCCAGGAATTAAGGCAGCTTTTGAATTTCCAGATCTAAATGAGACTCATTCTCACCAGGGAAATTTTTTTTTTTCGACTTCTGGATATATAGAATTAATTTTATTTTATACTACCATAAACCCTCTATATATAAGGCATACGGGGTATCACAAAGAAAACTACTACCATGATTTAAAATTTTTTGTAAAAATATAAAAACCCAGTGGGTTATTTTAGCTAACCCAACCCTAACCCAAGCCTAACCCAGACGAAAGCTAACCAAGAACCAATAACCAATAACCAAGAACCACTAACCAAATTACCTAAAAACCCCTAGTAATGTAAGCTTAATGATAATCATTCTCAACTAGGGTCTGAACACCCTCAAATTTCTTGCTTGTAAGTTATTGATTTATATAGCTTTTATTTACTAAAATGGCTTAACGCTATTAGGATTAGAGGGACATTAAAGTTTACAGTGTCAATACGATTGAACAATTAAGCTTATCCCTCACCAACAATCAAGGATGACTTGCTATGCTCTCATCTGAACTTTGTATCTTCTAACGATTATATAAAGGAAATCATTATGTGGGTAAAACCAGAAGCAACAGTTTTAAGATTTGGATTTGAGGTGACTTGTTACATTTTTAATCACTCAGACTAAAAGGTTCCGGGGATAGCCAATATAAGAACGCCTATGTGCCGACTATATCCCCACCAATTTTAAAAGGAGAAGATAATGGGAACAAACCCAGCAGGTTATAGAACAATGTGGGCAGATGGAAAACATTGGTATGTTCATAGATGGATCTGGACTCAAGCTAATGGTGAGATACCAAAAGGAATGTTTATACATCACATTAATAGCGATAAAGCAGATAACAGAATAGAAAACCTTAAACTCGTTACTCGCCATGAAAATATGCAAAGCAGCGATAGATGGGGTAAGGGATATAAGATAGAGAAATCAAGAAATTTACAACGTAAATATAGGTCTTGCAGACAAGTAAACAATAAACAAAAATTCTTTGGATTTTTTGGAACACCTTGTGGAGCTTATATGCAATCAAGAATGGCTTTTGTAAACAAACTAATTTAATAAATCGGAGGCACTCAGGTTCTTCTCCTGCTTGAGTTTAAAAGCCTCCACCTAATAAGAGACAATATGAAAACTGAAGAAGAAATAAAGAAGATAGTATCGACTAATATTGAGATGGCTACCGACTACCTTGAACGAATATGTTATGGAAAATAGAAATCGTGCAACTGCGTTTTACTATCGTAGACCATACCAAAATGAACTAGGTAAAACTAAAGGCAGAAGTTCTGTTATAGATAGTGCTGTTCAGGAAAGTGTAATGGGTTCATTAGGTGAGCTAGTAAAACCATTCTTATCACTAAATATGTGTGAGTTTAGACCAACAGCAAATGGTAGTGCAGAACAAAGCAAAGTAATCACAGATGTCACAAGATATGTTCTCTTTAACGATAATAACGGAGCTGATATTATCCGGGATGCTTTCTTTAATGCTTTATTAAAAGGCTTGGGCGTAATAAAATGTTATTACGATGAGAATGTAAGTAAAACAAAAGAGACTTACACCGATGTATCTGAACAAGAACTAGGGATGCTCCTTAACGATAAAGGCGTAGAGATAATAGAGCAACAAGAGAATGTGCAAGAGCCTGTGCCAGTAGGACAAGACCCAATGACAGGTGAACCTTTACTACAATCACCACCATCAACATACGATGTTATCTTGGAAAAAACAGAAGATTGCAGTAGAGTTAAGATTGAGAACATTAACCCTGATGAGTTCATTATTAATAAAGATGCAGAAAGTATTGCAGATTCATCTTTTGTAGCACAAAGATTATTATTAACAAGAGCTGACCTAATTAACATGGGTTATAAAAAAAGCGTTGTTGATTCATTACAAACAGATGACGAAGATGGTTTTGATTTTAATGGTGAGATTAATTGGAACAGAGACACAGAAGACACTGTTGACCCATCACAAGAATTAATTGCTTGTTACGAATGTTATGTGGATATTGGTAATGAAAAAAGCGAAACAATAAAACATAAAATACTCTACGCATCTAAAACTATTCTTTCAGATGAAGAGATAGATTACATTCCGTTTTATTCTTTATGCCCATTCCCAATGCCTAACGAGTTCTACGGACAAAGTATGGCAGACCATACTATGGACTTACAAGTTGTAAAAACAAGCATAACCAGACAAATGCTAGATAACCTCTACCTAACGAACAACAGTAGAGTAGGTGCAGTAGAGGGACAAGTCAACTTAGATGACTTACTTAACTCAACTGCTGGTGGTATCATTAGAATGAAGAACCCTAATGCTATCGTACCTATGCAAGTACAATCATCAGCAGGACAATCCTTCCCTATGCTTGAGTATTTAGACCAATTACAAGCAAAAAGAACTGGTGTATCTGACCTTAATCAAGGTTTAGATGCTAATGTCTTACAGAATGTATCAGCAACAGCAGTAGCGACTATGACCGCTCAAGCACAAGGCAAACTAGAGCTTATTGCTAGAACATTTGCAGACACAGGAATAAAAAGCTTAATTCAAGGAATATTTCATTTACTTTGTAAATATCAAAATGAGCCTAGAGTCATTAACATTGCAGGTGCGCCATTAGAAATAAATCCTAGAGAATGGGATGATAGATATAAAGTAGATGTTAATGTAGGTCTTGGTAAAGGAACACAAAACGAAAAGATTGGTATGTTACAGATGGTTCTTGCAAAACAAGAGCAAATACTGCAACAGTATGGTATTAACAATCCATTAGTAACGCTCCAGCAATACAGAGATACACTTGCTAAATTCATTAACGCATCAGGAATGGAAGATGACAGACAATTCATTAAACCAGTAACAAATGAAGAAATGGCTAAACTCATGCAAATGGATGCACAGGCAGATAAGACACCACCACAGGTTAAGGCTGCAGAGGCAATTGCTCAAGCTGAACGTGAAAAAGCGCAAATGAAGATGCAAACAGATATGGCTAAACAACAACTAGAAACACAGAAGTTACAATTTCAAACAGAAAAAGAAGCACAAGAGTTACAACTAAAAGCTCAACAACAACAACTAGATGCTGATAGACAGATGCTAGAAATAGAAACAGAAAGAGCTAAACTAGAAGCTGACATTCAACTAAGAGAGTCAGAGATTGCAATCAAAGAACAAAAGAATGTAATCACTGCTGATAACGACCAAACTAAAAACATTATTAGTGCAGTTGATAAACTAGCAAGTGCAGCACAAGGAAACGTATGAGGAGATTAAATGGAAGTTCAGGAAGTTAGCACAGGCTACGAGCCAAGACCACCACAAAAAGAAATACACAAAGCAGTAAAGAAAAGCAGATGGACAGTAGCTGTCTGTCATCGTAGGATGGGTAAAACAGTTGCAGCAATTAACCAATTAATTCACTCAGCTTTGCAGTGTGAAAAGAACGCACCACAATATGCTTACATCGCACCTACATACTCTCAGGCTAAAAGAATTGCGTGGGACTATCTTAAAGAATACACAAGACCACTTGGAGGAGTACCAAATGTCTCAGAATTACGAGTCGACTTTATGGGCAGACGTATCTCACTGTATGGTGCTGATAATCCTGATGCCCTTCGTGGTATTTATCTCGATGGTTGTGTTATCGATGAGTATGGTGATGTTAATCCTCAGTTATTTACTGAAGTTATACGACCTGCTCTTTCGGACAGGATAGGATGGGCAATGTTTATTGGTACGCCAAAAGGCAGTAACCATTTTAAAACATTAAGAGACTTTGCTGACACAGAAGACAATGAAGGATTGGACATTAAAAGAATTTAAAGCATCAGAAACAAAACTAATAGATGAAGAAGAGCTTAAAGATGCTAAAAAAGCAATGGGAGAAAATAAGTACGAGCAAGAGTTTGAAATATCATTTGAAGCACCTATTGTAGGAGCATTATTATGGTGAATTACTGAAAGACATCACTGACAAAACATAGAATTAGAGAAATTCCAACAGAGGCAGCAACACAAAAAATAACTGCATGGGATTTAGGTATGTCTGATTCAACTGCAATATGGGTAGCAGAAACAATTAGTGGTGAAGTTAGATTAATGGATTTCTACGAAGCATCTGGTGAATCACTAGACCATTACATTGCTTGGTTAGATGAAAAAGGGTATAGAGATTATACTCACATCATGCCACACGATGTTAATGTTAAAAGAGTTACAGACAGGAAAGTCTCGATACCAATTTTTAACAGATGCTGGATTAGAAATTGACGTTGCACCAAAGAGCATCAGTAGAAGATGGAATACAAGCAGTTAGAAGAATACTACCTAACTGTTGGTTTAACAAAGACAAGACAAGATCAAGGTGTAGAGTGTCTTACAGAATTATCGTAGAGTCTTTAACGAAAAAACTAGCTCTTTCCAAAACAGACCATTACATGATTGGAGTTCTCATGCAGCAGATGCTTTTAGATACTTAGCACTAGGAATGGACACTGCTGGTAACGGACAAAGAACAGACTGGACAAAACCATTTGAAACAACAGTAGATGGCGATTCATATAAAGATTATTACGTTTAAGAGGATATTATGACAGAAGAAGTTAAAAAGAAAGTAGGCGCACCTAAAGGAAACAAGAACTCAACTAAAGACAAAAGAGTTTGGGGTAAAATAGTGCGTAAACTAGCAGTCCAAGAAGATTATAAAAAACTACATTCAGTCGCTAACGCACTTTATGCTAAAGCTGAAGATGGAGACATCTCTGCTATTAAAGAATTAGGCGATAGATTAGATGGTAAAGCTATGCAAGAGATTGGTGGTGGTGATGAGCCAATTACTATTGTAGTTAAAACAGGAATAGACTCTGATGATTAATGCAGAGGGCATAGCTAACATTCTTAACGATGATTCTTTTAAAGAAGCAATGGACGACCTAATAAAAACACATATAAATATGTTAATACATTCAGATGTAGATGATAAAACAGCAAGAGAAATATGTTACATGAGAATTACAACAGTAAACGAAATAATGGCTCATTTGCAAAGTATCGCAGATGGTAAAAAAATAGAAGACAATAAATGGGAAATATAATATGGCATTGCTAGACTTTATGAAACAGGGGACACAGTGGTTAACTGATAACACAGGTATGGATTGGAACAAAGTACAATCTGACCCTGGTTTAGCAGCTAAAAGACTTATGGGCGCACCTGTAGACTTAAACTCTCAATACCAAGCGCAACCAACACAAGCTAATTTATTAGGAACAACAGAAAATATTGTAGCAGCACCTGAAATGCAAAACAGACAAACATTTATCCCAGATGCTCAACAAATAAAACCTAATATGGGAGCAGTAAACCAATATAATAACTTTGATTATGAAGAAAACGATACTGTAGATTTTTACGACCCTTTACAAGCAAAATTAACACAGCAAAATGGCATTAGACTTTCTGAGGGAGGAGCAAAGCTTGAGGGTTCAGCATCACAAAAAAATGCTCCAGTAATTGCTTATGACTATGCAACAAGAGCAAACGCACCAATGTACGGCTCTGACCTAATGGGTCAAGCTCAAGATATGAGCCTTTTAAATGCGCCAGACGATAACACTATGGTGCAAAAACCTACAATTCAAGAAAACAAACTTACAATACTTCCTGAAGTATCTTATGAAAATACACCTTATGAAGCAAATCAAAAATTAGGAGAAATAAAGCAAATTGAATACCCAAGCGTAAACCCTCCTAAAAATTTAGATGATAAAAATGCCGTTGTTTCAAATATTCAAGCTCAAGATGATAGGATGGAGTTAAACAAGCAACAAGCATATACTGTGCAAATGATTATGGGGTCAAATAAATCAGATGCTGAAAAAGCAGCTTTACTTGAGCAGTATGGTATAAACCCAGCCACATACCTAATTCCTGGTTACGAAAAAGGAGCATTAGTTCCTGGTTTAATTACAAAAAAGTAGAAAGCCAAGCTAACTCTGGCATACCAGCGAGTAGCAATGTAGTTGCAAGTAATCAAATGTCTCCGGGATTATTAGCTGGAGATGCTATGTATCAAGGCAACAAAGGAATGATAAATAATTATCTTTCTAACGATAGAAAATATAGACCAGAAGTAACTGCAGCGTTAATGGGTAATATAGATGTAGAGACAGGTGGTTCATTTGACTACTTACAACAACAAGATGGTGGTGGACCTGGACAAGGATTGTTCCAACTAGAGGGAAGTAGCAGCTAAAAAGAAAAATAAAAGCCTTATAAATCAAGCACTTACAAACAGACAAAATATTACCCAATTGGGTATAAACGAGCTATCGTTAAATAGCAAAATTAAAAGGAAGAAAAAGATGGAAAACGAGCAAATCAACCAAGAGTCTAACTCAGTTGAAACTCCACGCGATGCAACGGAAGTTTTCACTGAAATGTTAGATGCCGAGGAATCAAACGATAAACCAGAGGTAACAAATGAAGAAGTGGCAACGGAAGCAGTTGAGGAAACTGATGAAGAAGCATTGGAAGAAGAAGTAGAAGAGGAATCTGAAGAAGATGAACCAGAAGCTACGGAAGAAGAAGATGAATCTGACGAAGAGGTAGAAGTAGAGGAACGTAAAACTTTTAGAGTTAAAGCTAATGGTGAAGAGAAAGATGTTACCCTAGAACGAGTTAGTAGAAGGTTATCAAAAAGGTCAACTGACTACACTAAGAAAGTCTCAAGCATTAGCAGAAGAGCGTAAGAAGGTAGAAGCTGAAGCTCATGCAGTTAACGAAGCTATGCACATGAGGGAGCAATATGCTCAAAGGCTAGGTCAAGTGGAGCAGTTACTTACAAGGTTAATCAGCAAAGACGGCAAGTGAGATTTAGAAGAATTAAAAGAAAATGACCCAATACAATATGCTATAAAAGTAGCAGAGCAAACAGAAACAAATAAAAAGTTAAACTTCTATACACAAGAACAGCAAAAGGTTAGCTCAAGACAGCAACAGCAAGTTGCACAGCATCATCAAGTTGTTGCTCATGAAGCTAAAATGTTATCTGAAAAAGTAAAGGAATTTTCTGACCCAAAGAAAAGCTGAACAACTCAAAAATGATATTCGTAATTTTGGGAAAAGTATAGGTTTTACAGACAATGAATTAGCACAAGTTTATGACCATAGGCATGTAATGTAATGCAAAAAGCAATGGAATATGATAAACTACAAAAAGCTAATCCTCAGCGTTACTAAGAAGCTTAAAAAGCTCCTAAGATGGCTAAGAAAGGTAATAAGGTTGCTAATGTTGATGTATATACCAAACAGAAAAAACGATTGAAGTCATCTGGCAAGTATTGCTGATGCTACTTCAGTATTCAAAAACTTTATTTAAAAGGAAACATAAAAAATGGCAACATATAAAACCTACGATACCATTGGTATTCGTGAAGACTTACAGGATGCGATTTATGATATATCTCCTACAACAACACCTTTCATGTCAACTGTTGGCAGAACTAAAGCTAAAAACACATACCATGAATGGCAAACAGACAGCACTAGCTGATGTAAACTTAAATAACGCACAAGTTGAGGGAGCTGATGCAATCTGCAACACTAACACCTACAACTCGTGTTGGTAACTATACTCAGATTTCTGATAAAGTTATTCAAGTATCAACTACAGATGATGTAGTAGACAAAGCTGGTCGTTCTACAGAAACAGCATATCAGCTTTCAAAAGCTTCTGCTGAAATCAAACGAGACATGGAATCAATCCTATTGTCTGACCAAGCACAATCTGCTGGTACTGCATGGAACAGCTCGTAAATTAGGTGGTCTAGCATCATGGATTACAACTAACACTGTTGATACAGCTGGTGGCGCACTAACAGAAGATATGCTAAAAGAAGCAGTATTAAAAGCATACACTGCTGGTGGTGAACCTGATGTTATTAGTATCACCAGCTAATAAGCAAGTAGTTTCAACATTTCCTGGTATTGCTGAACAGCGCTATCAAGCTCCTAAATCATCTGCTACAACAATTATTGGTGCAGCTGATGTATACTTATCAGACTTTGGCACATTATCAGTAGTTCCAGATAGATTCTTATCTGATGACTTCTCATTATGTTCTTGACCCTTCAATGGCTTCAGTAGCTTATCTACGACCATTCAAGTCTCAAAAACTTGCTAAAATGGGTGATTCAGAGAAACATTACTTAATGTAGAATATACATTAGTAGTTAAAAACGAAGCAGCTCATGCAATGATGAGTGACGAATCGTAATATGGCTTATGCCCTCTTCGGAGGGCATTACCTTTAAGGATAAATATGAAAACACATAAGGATGATATAAAGACTACAAGCATTGGTCTTAATGATAAAGATGAATAACTATTAAACAAGAGCAAGATGTCTCTGCTTTAATAGAGCAAAACAAAAAAGAATACAATAATGCTGAAACTAAATGGTCAGACCAACTGTTTGGAAACAAGGTGGCTAGTCATACCATTCACAGCAATAGACAAATTAAACAAAGATGGGGATAATGAAAGGATTTTCAGTAGTAGACCAAAAGCGATTCTTTGCTTGGTTAAATGACCCTGAGAATTTGTTTTTCAGGACTAAAAAAGGACACCTATAAGATATGCCAGCATTTACAAGTCATATGACAATTTACAGACAAACATAGCAGATTATCTTGCAAGACAAGATTTAACTGACAAAATACCTATGTTTATATCGTTAGCAGAGAAAAGACTTAATAGAGATTTAAGGCTTAGACAGACTTTGCAACAGTCTACATATAGCATGGATAGTGGTTTTACAGTGCCAACTCCAGCAGATTTCTTGGAAATGCAAGATTTACACTTAGATGCTAACCCAATTATACCTTTAACATTTCAAACAGTATCTCAATTTTACAGAAGAAATGGTGGTTCTAACGCACAAGGTGTTCCAGTAAATTATACATTAGTAGCAGATAACTTTGTATTAGCACCTCAACCAACAGGCGCATCTACAATTAACATGACCTACTACAAAATACCAAAACCATTGTCAGATAGCAACCCTTCTAACGAATACTTAGATGTATGCCCTGACTTATTGTTATACGCATCACTGGCTGAATCAGCACCATTCTTAATGGATGACCCTAGATTAGTTACTTGGGATGGTATGTATCAAAAAGGTTTAGCATCAATTACAAAATCAGACGAACAGTCAACTTTCCCAGCACAACCATTAGCAGTACAACTTACATAGGACACAACATGGATTTTACCAATTATTTAGCAGACAAACTTATAAAAGCAACAGTAGGGGACGAAACTTTTACGGCTCCAGAAAAACCTTACTTAGCTTTATTTACTGAAGACCCAACAAAGTCTGGATTTACTACTAGCGAAGTAGCTCAAGCATCTTATAACCGACAAGAAGTAACAATGACTGACCCAGTAGATGGTGTGTCTACAAATGCTAATCAAGTAGATTGGTCAACAGCTACAAGTAATTGGGGTAATGTTGGTTGGATTGCTATTATGGATGCACCAAGCTCTGGTTCTATGCTTTACTTTACTGAATTAGATAATGTAAAAGAGATATTATCTGGCGACCAATTTAGAATTAACGCTAACGAACTTAAACTAACATTAACATAGGACATACACATGGCTTTAGAACTAAAAGATAGAATATATACAAACTGCTCTACAATAGGAAAGCTGATATTGAGATAGGAGCGACCTAAAGAAGGTTATCAAGGTTGGGAAGCAATCACCGATGGTAGCACTGTTTACTACTGTATTACAGATGACACCGCATGGGAAGTTGGCTATGGTGTTAAAACAGGAACAAAGATTGTAAGAAATCTATTGACTTCAAACACAGGAAGTTTACTTTCGTTAAATGGTAATTCAAGTGTATTCTGCACTTATCCAGCAGAAAAAGCTGTCTTCTTAAATTTAGATGGCAATATACAAATTCCTAAGCTAAATGTGACAGCTAATACCTTTGTAGGTAAAGGAAGTGGCATTACTAATATTAATGCTGAAACAAATAACCTAGCACCTGAAGCACCAAACGATGGTGAGACATATGCTCGTAACAACAAGACATGGGTATCTATTAGTGATAGTGCTGGCATACCTGATGCACCTGTTGATGGTTTGCAATATGGTAGACAAGATGGTGAATGGACAGAAGTAGAAAGTGGCACTAATGGATATACTAAAGCTGAAATAGATGCGCAACAAAATGCTCAAGATGTAAATATTACTGCTAATACCAATGCTATTGCAAACTTACCATCTCCTGTAGATACTTACACTAAAGCTGAAATAAATGCCTCTCAAGATGCTCAAGATGTAGAGATTGCAAAGAAAGCTAACACAAGTGATACATACACTAAAGCAGCGACAGATACATTATTAGATAGCAAAGCTAATGTAGGTGATAGCTATACTAAAGCTGAAACTTACAGTAGTGTTGAGGTAGATGGAAAACTGTTTGAGAAAGCAGATAAAACTACTACATACACAAAAACAGAAGTAGATAATTCTCAAGATGCACAAGACACAAATATTTCTAATAACACTTCAGCTATTGGAACATTATCAGGCAGAGTATCTGCTAACGAACAAGACATAGCAACACTACAAGATGGTATATTCTTTAGTTCATCATACACAACAGATTATCCATCAAATCCTAACAGAGACCCTGAAACAGGTAATATATACTTGCAAGACTTATCAGCATTTACTTATTCATATGCCGATGCTAATCAAGTATTTATATCTAAAACAGACGAGCAAGGTAATGTAAGACAATTCACAGCTGTTAAACCTGATGATATTCTTGTATTAAATCAAGTAGAAAGTCCTAATTATGGTCGTTATAAAGTATCATCTGTTAATGATTTAGGTGATTATGTTAATGTTATTATGGATTTTCAAGTAGGTGAAGGAACAGTATTAGAGGGTGATACATTAGCTTTACAAGCTTTTCCAGCAAGTGAGGGTGGAACAGGTGGTGGAATACCTGAAGCTCCAATTGATGGTAAACAGTATGGCAGACAAGATGCTACTTGGACAGAAGTAACAGGTGGTGTTAATAGCTCTAAAACAGTCAATACGGATTATGTCAATACAAATGATACTCCACTACTTGTTCAGTTTGGATTAGATATAAGCAACCCAACAGGTTCAGCAAATTATGCTGAGTTTCTAATTGATGGCAATGTGTTTGGTGGTAATGGTAAAAACACAACATTAGGAACTACTTATACAAGTCCATCATTTACAGTTCCAGCTGGAAGCACTTATCAGATGAGAACAACAGTAACTGATGGCACTGTTTTAGTATCTCAATGGCGAGAAGCTAAACTGCCTTTAGCAGTAGCAACAGGTGGAGGAAGTTATACTCCAGAGTCATTAGTATGGGAAGATAAAAAATTAGAAAATGATTTTGATGTTCTTTACACTAACGATTCTGATGTTCCTCGTTATGTTGAAATTAGTTTAACTAGTTTAGAAGATACAGAATATGCGTATGCTAACTTTCTTATAGATGGTAAGTATCATGCTTCTATGGGTAAGCGAGGTTCAGGAATTAGAGATATGTCTCAAGGTATGTTTATAGTTCCAGCTGGTAGCACTTATAATTTAGAGAAAGATGGTAATGTTGTCATAGGAACTTGGTGGGAAGCTAAAATGCCTTTAGCTATTGGAGTTCCATCTGTAGATACAGCTATTGGTATGGTAGCACCTTTTGCAATGGATAGCGTTCCAACAGGATGGTTACATTGTGATGGTTCAGCTGTATCAAGAGATACATATAGCTTACTCTATTCTAAAATAGGTGATACTTATGGTAATGGTGATGGTTCAACTACATTCAACTTACCTGACTTACAAGATGAGTTTATTAGAGGTTCATCAGATACATTACCTGTAGGTAATAAACAGGATGATGAGTTTAAAGCTCATAAGCATGGACAAAATGTAATGGACCCAGGAGGAGGCAACACTGGTGACTTAAGAACTATTAATTTAAACCCATCAACAGAAGATACAGGAAGTAGCACTGCTATTGTAGGTGGTGAAGAAACAAGACCTCGCAATGTAGCTATGTTGTATTGTATTAACGCTACTGCTGAATCTAGTTCAGGAGGTGGTGGTAGTTACACTCCAGAGAAGATGGAGTGGAAAGTAACAAATGACCCTATACGAAAATTTGACACAGTATATACAAACGATTCTGACACTCCTAGATTTGTCAATTTAAATATTAAGTATTATTATGATGGAAGTTCCTCATGTGCATTTTATATTGATGGTGAAGAGATAGCTGAAATGGGTAGAACTGCAACACCTGATGCACAACATCTATACACAACACAACTGTTTGTTGTTCCGTCAGGCTCTACTTATGAGCTAAAAAAGAATTCTCAAGCTAATATTTCTCAATGGTGGGAAGCTGATATGCCTGTAGCTAGTAGGAACAGGTGGTAGTGGTTCAGGTTGGGAAGAAACAGTATTGTTTGAAAATGCAACAGGAACAGCTACTGATTTTTCTTTAAGCGAGTCTTATGACAACTTTGATTATTTAAAAATCTACTGCAACAACATATTCAACAGAAGAAGTAGACAAGAAGTTAGCTATCAAAGATAAACTCATTGAGAAACTATCAGCAAGATTAGATGAACTAGAAAAGAAGGTTAAGTAATGTTAGGATTTAAAACATTTGCTGGCTCACCTATGGCATCTACAGGTAACGGAGCAACAGTTAGTGAAAAAGCAAGTTTTGTTGCTGAAGCTTTATTACAAGCTAACGCTAATGCTGATTGGGCTGTCGATGCTAACATTATAGGTGAAGCAATATTAGATACAAACGGCACTATTGCTGGAAGTGGTTGGGTGAGACAAAACCCTGATACTCCTGAATGGGATATGGATAAGTCTCAAGATTGGAATCAAATTAAATAACTAGAGGAAATAATTATGCAAGTAGTCGCAATAATAGCTTTATTAGGTGGTATGGGATACGGATTTGAGAATGACTGGAAGATAGCAAAAGGCTATAAGTCTTATCAAGAATGTCGTGCTGAGAACCCTAAGTTTCACAACACAATGACACAGTGGAAGTATGACCCTTGTAATCTTGGTGCATATTACATTAAAAACAATACATAAGGTAAAACAATGGCAAAGCAAAAAGTTAGTCAGTGGGATTCAGACCCAGCAAAAAACACAGATATAGGTGGCATTAATATAGCTGAAAACTGTCCTCCAAGTAATATCAATAACGCAATTAGAGAGGTCATGAGTCAGACTAAAGAATGGCAAGATGGCTCTAGTGGCGACCCTATTACTATCGATGGTTTATTAACTGTGAATGGTAATGCTGATTTTAAAGGTGTAACAACAGCAGTAACACAACCAGCAGATGATAACTCTACTAAACTAGCTACAACAGCTTATGTGGATAGAGAGGTAGGAACATTAGGAACTATATCTACACAAGATGCTAATGCTGTTGCTATTACAGGTGGTGTTATTAATGGTACAACAAAGACTGGACAAGATGATAGCGTTGTAATGGCAGAGATAGGTAGCAATGCTGTTGGTAAGAAAACAATATCTAGTTTAACCCCATCAGGTGGCGTTGATGGAGATGTTTGGTATAAAGTCTAATGTCAGGGTTGTATGTAAAAGATGATGATACTTGGTATCTTCCTAAATCTGTTTGGGTAAAATCAGGCACTTGGCGTGTATGTAAGAATGTATATGTTAAGTCTGGTGGAGCTTGGAAAGAACTGATTAAAACTGTTGATATTACTTCTAGTAAATCTAACTTTAATTTATACGAATATTTAGGTAGTCCATCAGAACCATTATCTGTTGTAGTTAATATATCAAGTTTTGTTGAAATATTTTCTAATGATTCAGACACAAGATATAAACCTAAAAGAACACCTGCTTTTACAGTAGGTAATTTTCCAACAGGGTCAACTGTTATTATTAACAACAATGGCTACATTTCAGGTGGCGGTGGTTGGGGTGGTCGTGGATATAGAATGGAAACTTTTACACAGAAGGCAGTAAAGGTGGTGATGGTGGCGATGGTATGGTTAAAGGTAGCTCTAACAACTTTGATTGCACATTAGTAAACACAGGGACTATTGCTGGTGGCGGTGGTGGTGGAGCTGGTGGTCAAGCAAGATATGTATGCCCTCCTGTTCCTCCAAACATTTATGATAGTGGTTGTAGAAATGTAGCTGGTAATCAGGGTGGTGATGGTGCTGGAATTACTGGTGCTTCAAGAACACAAGGTGGAAGTCCAAAAACAACTAACAATCCTTACGAATGGTCAACCCTCCAGAACCTAATACTGCATACAGGTGGTTTTGGTGGTGCTTTAGGCGAGGCTGGAGAAGGAAATGGTCAAACAATTCAGAGAGCAAGAACAGGTGGTGCTGGTGGTAAAGCTATTGGCAGTGGTATAGAGATAGCAGTTTCAGGAACAATTATAGGGGCAGTAGGTTAATGACAGTAAAAAGAGTAGCACTAGGTGAATGGACACCTGATATGCCATCAACAACAGGAACAGAAAGCACAGGATTAGCTGATGCTTTAAATGTATATCCTAACAATGTTGGCTATAGTCCATTTCCTACAGCAGTAGCCATATCGCCTGAAGCAGATGAAAAACTAACATCTGTTTATGCTGGTAAAGATGGTGCATTAGTGCAAATATTTGCTGGTAGCGACCAAAAGATATATCAAGTGTATAGTGAAAGCTCACCTCCAACAGCTAGAGCTTTAACATACTCTGGTGATGTAAAGGTTTCCGATGTAAGTAAAGATGGTGGATATAACACATCACCTGAAGCATGGCATTTTGAGCAATTTGGAAAGAGACTATTAGCTTGTAAAGATAACAATACAATACAACAATGGACATTAGGTTCATCAACTAAATATGCTGATTTAAACCAAGCTCCAACTGCAAAATGTATGACAATCGTTAGAGACTTTGTAGTAGCTGGTAACATAGATGCTGGTGATAAACCTAACCTTGTAAAATGGTCAGATATTAATAATGAAGAGAATTGGACACCTGGACCACAATCACAAGCAGATAGTCAATACATTGCAGATGGTGGTGCTATACAAAACATAACTGGTGGTGAAATAGGTATTATATTCCTAGAAAATGCGGTCTATAGTATGTCTTATGTAGGCAGTCCTCTTTTCTTCCAGTTTGATAAAATATCAACTGTTGGTTGTTTTGCTGGTAAATCAGTTATTGAAGATAACGGAGTAAGTTACTTCTTGTCTAACGATGGTTTTTATCAGACTGATGGTAATGCAGTAACAGCTATAGGTACTAATAAAGTAGATGAGTGGTTTTTAGCTAACGCTAATTTACAAGAACTACCTACTATGTCTACAACAATTCACCCAATTTATAAGTTAGTTATTTGGAATTACGAGGATAACTTTGGTAAAAGACAAAACTTAATTTATCATATAGAAAGTGGTAGATGGTCAAGAACTAAAACAATAGCAACCTGTGTAGGTAATGTAGCTTCAATGGGAACTGACCTAGAAAGATTAGGTGTGTTATACCCTAAACTAGATACAGATGTTCCAGCACCTTTAGATGATAGAATATTTATGGGTGGTAAGTATATATTTGCTGGAGCAGTTGACAAAAGAGTTGTGTCATTTACAGGTAAGTGTGAAGACCCTAGACTAGAAACATTAGACCTTATGGGTAATAATAACTCTGTAATAACAATGGTAAGACCAATTATAGATAACGGACAAGCTAATATATCTATAGCCCCAAGACAAGCATTAGACGATACAATAGAATTTGGTGCAGTATCAGTGCCTTATGAAAATAGAAATAATGTAAGGTCTGGTGGTAGATACTTTAGAGTTAGAGTTGAGCCTGTTGGTGATAACTGGACAACAGCAGTAGCTTTTGACATGACTGTAACAGATAGTGGGATTAGATAATGTATAGAAAACTGCAAAACAATGCAACACCAAGAGAAGTAGCTGAGGTTGTTAATGGTGTTTTAGATGGCAAAGTAAATGCTACAGGTGAGATAGTTATGACAGGTAGTGAACAATTATTAACAGATGAAAGAATTGGTTATGAGTCAGTTATATTGTTTAGTGCTAGAGCTAACTCAAGCTTTGGTTTACCATTTGTAATAAACAAAAGCAAAGGTAAAGCAACAATAGGGCTAGAAGGTCTAGTAGGTAGTGTAACATTTGATTATGTTGTACTTGGATAAAAACTTTATAGGAGTAAGGATGAAATCACAGTTATTTGTAGTACCGCCACAATTAGTTCATAAGTATTGGCACATGGCAGAACCACATTTAAAGAAAGCAATAGAGAAAGGAAATGGAGAGTTTGAATTAGATGATTTAAGATATGTATGTAGTAGAGGTGAGCAACAGTTATTAATGGTAATGAGAGATGACAAATGTCATTGTGCATTAACAACAATACAGTATAACTTTCCTAGATTTAGACAGATGTATATTACTATATAGGTGGTAAGAATACAAAGATGGTTGGCAACAGTTTTTAGATTGGACACAGAATCAAGGATGCGACAGAGTAACAGGAAGTGCAGTAACAGAATCAGTAGCTAAATTATGGGCTAAAATGTATGGCTTTGAAAGCAAATATATAACAGTAGAACTTAAACTTAACAAGGAACAAAATGATACTTAAATTAAAAGTGTGGTTACTTAAAAAACTGCTTAACGATGTATCTAAGCATGGACATGATGGTGATGTTTACTTAGCTCACATTAATAAATTTGAAGATAAACTACTCAAGACTGTAGGTGGTGAGGGAAGTATAAATCCTGACACTGGCTTAGTTCAGTATAAAGGTGGTGGTGGAGGTGGTAACTCACAGACAACAAATGAGTTAGACCCTAATGTAGTTCCTTATGTAAAGATGCTTTATCAGAACAACAAAGATTATACAGAGAAGGTGCGCCAGAGTATTATGGTGGGCAAACATATTTAGACCCTAATTCTCAACAGCAACAAGCTATTAACATGATGACTGCTAATGCTGGTGTAAATAACCCTATGTTGCAAAACGCAACTAACCTAAACAACCAAATGATTCAGGGTGACTTCTTACAAAACAACCCTAACTTTGATGCGGTAATGAATACTGCTGGTAGAAAAGCAACCGATGCCTATATAATGCAATGCAATGACAAACTCTAATGCTAATGATGTGGTCGTTATGGTTCAGATGCTCATGCAAGAATGGCAAGTAATAACTCTAGCAACCTAGCACAATCATTAGCTGATACTGCTGGACAATATGCTTATCAAAACTATGCAGCAATGAGCGTGGCAATCAAATTAACGCTATGAACAATGCTGGTAATGTAGCTAGTAATCAAAACATAGGAGCACAAAATTAATGAACGCTGGAAATCAACAAGCTGGATTTGACCAAACAGCACTTAATGCAGATATTGCAAGACATGATTATGGTCAAAATGCTCAAGCTCAACTATTAGGTAATTACACTAACGCTGTATGGGGTGCGCCCGGAGGAAGTACATCAACGACTAACTCTAACAGTGGAGGTGGCAAATAATGGGACATCTACAATGGACTGACAACAAGTGCAGCAAATGTTACTGAAGAAGCTCCCGGAACATTTATGGGGTTAGAGGGTAAGGACTATGCAAAAATGGGAGTTGGTGCTGGATTAAATGCAGCAGTAGGTATGGCAATGCAACCACCTACACCAGAACAACCTGCACCTCCACCTACGCCTAATAGACCGGGTGCTTATCAAGCACCACAACAGTCACAAGGTATGGCACAAACATTAGCAGTTAACTCTAATCAAAATCCTGCTGGATTTCAACCTATGACACAAGCTCAAGGATTAATTAGCCCATTTCAACGAGATAGATATAGAAGAGGACAATATTAATGGCAAGTTACTTAAAAGACATATTTGGTACAGGCACTAATATATTTGGTGCAAGTGCTGGAGGCGAAACAGACTTACTCATTAAGAATGGTTTGTTATCACAAGAGGCAGTAGATAAAGCACAAAACGCATCATTAATCAGTGGTTTAATTGGGACAGGTGTTGCTTATGCAGCTCAACCTAAAAACCAAGAGTATGGCTCATTTGTACCTTACCTAGCTAAAGGTTTTCAACAAGGCATGGAACAAGCTAAAGTACCATTTACTGAATTAAGAAGTACTGCTAACTCTGCCATGAAGATGGAAGACTATGCACTACAGAAACAAACAAGAGAAAGAAGTGCCAGATCAAGAGAATTAATGGATAAAGTTAGAAATCCTGATGGAACTATTAATGCTGAAGTATTAACACAGTTAAGAGCAGAAGACCCTGCAGCGTTCTTAAAATACCAAGAGCTTGAGCTTAACGATGCTAAGATGGATAAGTTACGTTCTGAAGCAGAAGAAAACAGAGGTGAGATTGCTAGTGCTGGAGCAATAGATATGGAAACCTATCTTAAAAATGCAGACAAGTACACTCAAGCATCTATGACTGAGGCTATAAGAACTGGCAACCCATCACTTTTAGTTCCATTAAAAGAAAACAAAAATAAAGATGATGTACTAGCTGAATATGCAAGAATTAAAAATGAGTATGGTGAAGCTGAAGCTAACAATTACATGAACTCTGTAAGTAATGGCGGTCAAACTAATCAGTATAGAGTACAAGCTAAACCAGCTGTGCAAGATGCTAACTACAACTACACAGATGCAAATGGTGTAACTAGAACTCCTATCATTCATGATACAACACAACCTCAAAAAGTAATTAACGAAATGAGGCAGTTAAAACCATCAGTAGATAAAGCATTTAAATCTAATCAATTGCTATTAAGAAACGCAAGAAATGGTATCAGAAGATTACTAGCTACTGGTGCGTTAGGTAGAATTACAGGTGTTCCTGGTCAGTTTTTTAACATACCTGGCGGTAAAGCAGCAGATGCTGAAAATGAGTTAAAAGGAATTAAAGAGAAAGAATTTCTAAACAACTACCAACGCATTAAAGCAGCAGGTGGTGGTTTTGGTTCATTGACAGAGAAAGAGGGTGAAAGACTAGAAAACATGAGAGCCGTTTTAAGTCAAGACCAAAGTCCAGAGCAAATGGAAAGGACTTTAATTAGGCTTGAAAAAGAACTAGCTAAATATGAAGAGCTTGATAGGGAAGAATACTATCAAACCTATGGCGATAAGGATAAGTTTGAACTTAACGCATTAACAGAATACGAATCATCTACTCCTAATGCTGATAGCATAGGTGCATCAGGTGGTAGTGGCATACCAAGTGATGAAGAAGTAGATGCAATTATAGGACTATAATATGGCTACCAAAGAGCAGTTAAAGACATGGATAGTAGAAAACCAAGATAAACAAGGCAAAGAGGGCAAAGATGGACAAGATTTTGAAAAGGTTAAAAGCAAGTACCTATCACTTAGAGGTGAGAGTAAACCTACTAAAACAGGTGATTATAGCACAGGTGCAGAAGTGGCAAGAACAGTTGCACAAGGTGTTTCATTGGGTTTTGCAGATGAAATCGAGGCTGGTGCAAGGTCTCTGTTCTCTGATAGAGGTTATAAAGAAATTAGGGATGAAATTAGGCAAGACACTAATGACTTTCGTACAGACAATCCGGGCAAAGCTTTAGCATTAGAAATGGCTGGTGGTGTTGTTATACCTGGCGGTATATTAAGATCGGGTGCAAAAGCAGCGTTAGGAAAAGGTCTAACAAATAAAAGGTTATTTAACACTAAACCAAAACCATCCACTGATAAGTTAAACAAAAGAAAACTAACCGACCCTGTGTCTAATAGTGCTAATACATATAAAAAAGCTTTTGGAAACAATGCAGCTTTAGGTGCTACCTATGGTGCAGGTGCTAGTGAGTCTGAAAATGCTTCAGGTATTGCAGCAGATGCAGCACTTGGTGGAGCAATTGGTGGTGTAGCTGGTAGTGCTATATTAGGTGCAACTAGACAATTAAGACCATTAGTAAATAGAGATGCAAAGAGATTAGCTGAAGAAGCAGTAGAGAGAGATAAACAGGGTTTATTTGCTGGCTTTGTTACTCGTGGACAATCAGCAGTTAGTGCAGTAGAAAGAGCTAGTGAAGGTCAATTAAGTAATGTGTCTAAAACTGTTAAGAAATTAAGAGCTGAAGGTTTAGAAGGTTACAATATGAAAGTTTTTGACGATGTATTTGGCTTGGTAAATTTAGGCAGTAAGAAAAAAAATGAATTTAGAAAAAGACTTAATTTAGCTGACAACAATACAGATAGAGTTAGAATTATTAGAGAGATGGTAAACGATAATTATGATTCATCTTATATGAACATGAGGCTTTATAAAAATGATAATTCTTTTAAAAATGATTTAGCAGATTGGTATAAACAAGCAACTAAAGGAAAGTCAGACGATGCTATAAAGGAAATAGACTCTCAGTATCAATCTATACTTGCTGCAATAAATGTTATTCCAAGTAGAGTTGGAAAACCAAGTGCTAATGGATTAAAAGATTTATTTCAAAAGTTAAGAGCTAAACATGACAATGTATTAAAAAAAGCAAATACTGGTGATAACATTGCTTCTGATTTAAGAAAAGACTCGTTTGGCTCTGTTTACAAAGACTTAGAGGGGATTGTAAAAAAGAACATTAGAAAGAATAGTAAAAATGCTATAGATGATTATGATGCAACTCAATATGCTTATAACGCTGTTTTAGGTCTTGAGGATGCTGTCTCTAAATCTGTAGGTAAGGGTTTATTTACTCCTACTCAAGTTCACACGGCTTTTTCTAGGAATGGACGTAACGCAAATGCTAAAAGGTCAAATAAAGCTATGGCTAAAGGCATTGGAGACATTGCTTACAAAGCCAATACTAAATATAAAGATGTAGTTGGTGATACTATTCCTGACTCAGGTACTTCAGGCTCTATTATATCAACAGGTTCACTACTTGGACTTGGTGGTTTAGTAGGTTCAGGAGCGGTATTAAACCCAGCTATACTTGGAATGATTGGTGCAGTAGGTGCTAAAGCATTACAATATCACCCAGCTTTAATTAAAAGATTCAATTATATGATTGCTAAAGGTAATTATAGACAGTCAGCAGATTTATTAGAAAGGTACGCAGCAACAAGTGGTGCAGCAGGGGTAGAAATAAATCAACTTATTAACGAGTTAAGACAGGGCAGGTAAGGGGTAGGGAGTTTTAACTTTATAGGAACTATTTTATGGAAGCATTATGGACAGTATCAGCACCAGCATGGCAGTGGCTACTCTCGGGTGTAGTGGCATTGTGGGTCTGGGAAACATGGCTAGAACACGTTTGGTACAAATTTAAACATTGGGTGACTAATCATCCACATAAAAAGTAATGACAATAGTTACACTATTATATCTTAGTGGAGCTGTAACAGGTACAGTGATAGGGGAGGCTTATAAACCCCTATCCCTACCTTTTCATGATAAAGATTGCTATACACACACCAAAACAACAAAGGAATATAACTTTGAGATTAAGGATTATATTGAAAATTCAGTAACGGAGGAAACTTGCACTTGGCCAGTACAAGCCTTTTTTGCCTTAATAATGTCTGACTAGCCTCTGTGTTATCATCTTCTCAATCAACTCTTCAAACTCAATTAACTGAGGTGTTTCTTTTAATGCCTTTCTAAATGTTTCTTTATCTACCTCTTGATATGGTGCTTGTTGGTAGCTATGGTCTGAGTGTGGTAAGAAACTAATCCCTGATATTTCATCAAAGTGTTTATATACCCAAGCTCCTACCTCTAACCATTCATGCTCTCTAACGTTAATCGTTACAGAAGGTTTATGCTCGCACCAATATCTCTGATAGATTAACCAAGTTTCAAGCTCTTCAATAGCAGTTCTATCGTCTCTTGTAATACTCCCTCTAGGACTTTTAATAGGAAATGAAAACACTGCGGTGCTATCAGGACGATATACCTCGTCTTCGACAGCCACTCCTTTGTCTTTAAGGAACTCGTAAAGAGAATCTTTCTTGTCAATTCTAACAGTCCGAATATAGTAATCACTATGTCGAGAATGAATACCACTGGCGCTATCAACAAGTTGAGAAACAGTACCACTAGGCTTAACACAGGTAATAGAAGCAGACTCAGGAACTTCAAGGAGTTTGGCATACTTTTCTATTTGTTTTTCTAGCTTCATCTCTCATCTCCTCTAAAAATTTAGGGTCAGGATTAGCCATAAACTTTTATCCATAATCCCTGTTAATGAAACACCTAACAATCTTTCTTCGGTTGTATTCTTATGCCATTCAGCAGATAAGAATTGAAACTTATCTAATGTAGATTGAAAAGTACCTAGTATTGTTGCTAACCTTACTTTTTCTAGTAATGATTCTTTTGTATCTTCTGCTCTAACTACTACCTCTGTTAGGTTACAAAATTGCTTATCCCTCAAAATTATCTCGCTGCAAGGGTTCGTCCCGTAAGTTAAAGAGTCATTCTGAACGTCTACCCCATTTAGCAGCTTGTTTCTGTGATGCTACTCTATTAAAGATACCACGTTCACCTGACTTAGACTTAACTAAGTGATAACCACTCTTCCATGAATACTTCCATGTCAGGTTTCTCTGTATATGCTACAGAGTTATTAGCTAAACCTCTCCAAGGATTTGATCATTATACCAAGCACCTATCTTAGCTTCTCTCATACGTTTATCTGTAAGATTAGATAGTGAGATAAGAGCTGAACGTCTAACACCACCAACAACAACAATCTCACCAATCATACAAGTAATATCATGTACCTCAATAGATGTTAGCTTACGACCTCTAGCGTTAATGAATGTATCAGTAACAAAGTCAAACAATCTCTTTAATGGCTCATGGGCCTGATGCTCTACCACCAAATGTTTTAAGCCTTGCACCGGCTGGTCTAACACGAGAGTAGTCAATGGTCGGTATGTCACCTTCCCATAAACTAGATAGAAGTTTTTTAAACGCCTTCGCCCACCCAAGTTTGCTGTCGCCAACAACAATAGTATCATCACAAGGATTAATACTTTCTGGTATTTGTGGCAGCTTTATCAATCTCTTGTCTTTCACAACTGAAACCCAACTCCTGTTCCGTTCATTAAATATATAAAGCTTCAGAGAAAGCTCTCTTGTTATTCATAGCTAAGTAACTACAGTTATATGCTGATATGTTATCACGCTCGCAGGCTTCACCAGCTGTCATAATAATCTCATAGATGGCATAACTTCTAGCTTTAACACAGCATCATGTATTCTGTCTATGTCTTTACCTAGCTTTGGTTGATGTTTCTTAATAAAGTCAGTTAGTCTAGTAACTGTCTCATCCCAATTTTCCCTACTTTTTAGTTCTGGTATGTATCTAGCGTAACGTGATACATGAATGAATCTTTGATAATTGTCCATTAAGTCTCCTTTCGTTAATGATAAGTCAGATATGTATGATTTATATCTTCCGTTTTTTCTTTCTTCCATCCTTCTACAAGTAATACCCAATCTGCATCTCGTAAGTGAGGTGTGTATTCAGACTCTTCAATCTTTTTAATACGGGCATTAACATTAGAATACGACGTTACCTGTAACTGCATGAGTCTCTCCTGTAATTGATATACCTAATATATCAAAGTTCCAGAGGTCTTGCCTTTTAAAAGCGTGAGCGTTCCAACGTTCAACTACTTTTACTAGAACATAGTCACCACTCTCTCTCATTCGTTTTAAAGTCCTTTGAGTTGGACTGTTTTAGCCATTACGCATCCCCACTGTCATCAACAAACCTGTCAGGGTCATTGGTTTTAGGTTTTTCTTTTACCCATCTTCTTTACTCTCTGGCATCTTCTTTACCATAATCATCTTCCTTATCAAACTGTCCCTCATTAGGATGCCCATGAAACAACGCATTCCAATTTTTCTCTAATTCCTCGTCTGATATGTTTTGTGGCTACGTCCTGATCCTTTACCCATCACTCTTCCTCCTCTTGAAGTTCAAAATAATAGCCATTGTATCCCATTCGACTGGTTCTGTTGCATCATACTCGTTAGCTCCTTTTCCCATTATTCCTCCGTAAATTTAGGTTTTTGAACACCAACAAAACCACATGATTGTTTGTCGGTAGGTTCAAAGTCAAATGATGAATCACTATTATGTCCTATTGGCATATAAAGATATTCTTCTAATTGACACATCATAATTTTAGCACCTTGTGTTGCACAGTTCATATTGTAATAATCTAAAGCATGGTCGCAGTTGACAAAGTTAGATACATAGACTAAATCATTATAACTGTCTGTATAACTAACAGCCATAACAAAATTACCTACTCCTACCTTACTACCTTTCTCTTCTGCTATTAACGCTGAAGCAAACACACCATAAAGAGCTATTATTAATGCTACTACTACAAGCTGTATTATTAATGTATTAGATAGTGTTTTTAATTGCTTAAACCTTTTACGCTTTCTTGCTTGTTCTGCTTTATACTTAATTTTCCATATTTTTATTCTTTCTTGCTCTCTTTTATAATTCATGAAAGCTTTATTCTTGTAACCTAAATAAGCCATTTTTTCCTCCAATTCTATTAAAAGTTTAACAGTGTGTATTGCCTTGTATAAGTCTTCTACTCCTCCCTTATCTTTATATCTAGTAATATACTTAATAGCATTACCTTGTAAATAACTTAACTTATTTTGTTCAGCATACACTGCTGGTTGTATTGCTAACTTACTATAATGGTCTCCACCTACCTGTTCTTTAAGTGGATTCTTTACTTCAAAATCAATCGATGTCAAAATTTAATTCCTCCTTCATTCGTTGATGTAATTCACGTTGAGTTCCATACCTTTCTTCCCACATCTTTTTACCTATAGTATGAATACCCATACGCCCTTGATGATGGTAATGACAAAGAGGTATCATCTCTTCATCTTTCATGCCTAGTCCAGTCTTATCTCTAATATGATGAATGTTACAAGGAGGTAAGTCATCTACCCCCTCATACCACCTACATACCACACAACCAAACTCTACCATCTTTTGCATTTTAAGTTTGTCTGCTTTTTTCATTAGACTATCTTACCTATCCATTTACCATAGGATGTATTAATCTACAATAACTAATGATGACATAATGAATCTATCTTTAAAGTTTTTAGCGTAACTAAATGCTAATGAATCTTGGTTAGTTAAGCATCCTGTTTGTGCGCCCCATACTAATTTATCAGGGTTGCTAAAGTATTGAATACTAGCTTTACTATGATAATGTCCTTGTACTGTGTGCATACCATACTTCTGTGCTACTTGTAATACATTAGCTGACATACCATGAGTAAAGAAACACCTAGATCCATCGTTAAGAGTAATGGTTAAGTCTTGTACCCACTTCCAACCCTTACCTACACCTAAAAACTCGTTATAGTGTTTAAGATAAGCTTTTGGTAAACCATACTTCAATGCTCGTCTATACACTAACGATGAATGATTAGAGTCAACCAACGTCATGTCAGGAAATATCTTTTCTAAATCCTTAACGTGTTTCTTGGCTAACTTTAACTCATCACCAGCACTAGGTAGGTCTGGGTCAGAGTCGTGCATACTAATAGCGTGTTGGTCTAACTCATCACCTATGTTTACTACTAGGTCAAAGCCTTTGTACTTTTTCTTTAACGCTCTAAGAAAAGCAAAAGATTCTTTGTGGTGATATGGTATATGTAAATCACCTATTACCATCATACTGCATTTGTATTATAATTGTTTATACCATCCACTTCATTACAGGTACTGCCATATATTGCTTTATATACCTAGGGCCATCAGGACAATTCTCTTTAATGTTGGTGTAGTTGTCAGGAAATCCTTGCAACCTTTCACACTCAACAGGTGTTAATCTTCTTACTGCGTGGATGATTCTCAAACACCTCAACAATAGCTTTCTTGTCTAAACTGTCAGAGTTTAACCCTTTATAGTCTCTTGCACACAAAGCATCTATGTGGTCTTGGTGTAACAATGGTGTTGCTACTCCTTTGCCCTGGACTCTAGTGCTACCTTTAGGGATGGAGGTAGAGTCTTTCCTCTTCTTTCTGCTCTTATCAGAATCCCACGACAAGCTTTCTGACTCAAATAATACTTCTGCGCTAGGTCTCCAGTCTCCAAGATGTCCGACAACAAAGACTCTTCTACGTCTTTGGGGGACTCCGAAGTTCTGAGCGTCAAGCACCCTGTAGGATGCACCATACCCGAGTTCTGCCACCGCCCCGAGGAATGAACCAAAGTCCCGTCCTTTGTTACTACTGAGGACACCTGGCACGTTTTCCCAAACGAACCACTTGGGTCTAAACTTATCAAGAATTGCACAAAATGTGAGGGCAAGATTCCCTCTTGGGTCTTCCATTCCTTTTCTGAGTCCAGCGACTGAGAATGATTGACATGGTGTTCCCCCAACAACAAGGTCAACTGATTTTTTCCAAAATTCCACTCCTTATATTTAGTCATATCCCCTAAGTTTGGCACATTGGGATAATGGTGATTTAATACTTCTGATGGAAACTTCTCTATCTCACTAAACCCTAGAGGATTCCAACCTAATCCTTTCCATGCTACAGATGCAGCTTCAACTCCACTGCATACCGATAAATAATTCATATGTTCTCCTAATAACCATATTGTGATAATCTAATGTAAATCCTAAACTTACAGCAAACCTTTCTACTTTTTCTAAATACTCTACAAACTCTTTTATCGTTAGTTTGGATGTAGATGGAATTACTACCATCTCATCTCCTAACATTTCTTGTTTGTATGATAAAAACTTATATTTAAGTAACTCGTGCATGTCTTCATCATACCCAAGGAAAGAACCTAGCTCACCTTTACCATGCGCCAATACCTTTTGTTTTGCTGCATTAGCTTCTATTAAAAGCAAACGGCTTTACTTCTACTTCCCAAGCTTTAGATAAAGTCTAACTCACCAATCTGCTTTCTTGCGTGTTCCACGTCCTCTTCTGATGTCACTTTCAATCTTGTCATAACCTTTACTCCTAAAAATTTTACCTTCTTTAGATGTAGCTTTAAACTCTACATCCTCCCCAAATGTTTTCTTTACTTCCTTAATAAAGTCTTTAATCATCATACTATTTCTCCTTTACCAAGTCTCCGTATATTGAAATGTTTCAGGTTTAAAACCAAAACCCCACTTAGTCTCTATACCTCTACCATGTCTTTGTTTAACAAATACACAGAGCAAGGTGGTTGGTTCATAATTTCTGTATCTAAACTTCCATTCAATACTTCTTCTTCTCTTTTTTGTTACGATGAACTGATAAATACATTATCTACTAAGTTAGTTAAATTTGCAGAACCTGCAACATCAAACTTACTAGCATTGTCATTTCAGTTAGCTGTTTTTCTACTATGAGCAACTAAAAATAAATGTATTCCTAAATCTCTTGCAGCCACTGATAACTTATTAGCAAAAGCTTTTGTTTGTTAAGGTCGTCTTCATTAATACCACACTTCATAAGTGAGTCAATAACTATTAGTTTAACACCAAGCTTTTCAGCACAGTAATAAATAACTTCAAGCACTTTTTCAGATGAGTTTCACCTTCTGGGTCATATAAGATAAGTTATTATCTAGCTTATTTAAAAAGTCTTTAATGTAATCATGTTAGGCATTGCTTCACCTGTTTGTTGACACATTCTACCTAGTGTTGCTTTAGGTAACATCTCAAAAGAAGCAATCATAGTTTTCTCTTGTTTCATTAGATGCAACATACATTGAAGTTAAGAAATGCTGACTTTACCATGACCGGAATAACCAGTGTACTAAAGTAATCTCACCCATCCTTACTTTAAAATCATTAACAGTTTTAGGAAATGGTAAGCTCTAATCCACCTGTTAAGTCTTCAGAAAATATTTTCTACATCATCAAGATATTCAGATAGGCTTTTTAATTTTAAGATGCTCACCTGTGTCTCTTGACTTCCATGTAACCTTCATTTCTTTATCGGTTATGAGTATGTCTTCTAACGTTTGTGCTGTCATCTAATTCCTCCCTTAACCATTTATGTCCTACTTGCACATACTTTATTACTATTGCATCTATACCCCTAGATTTTAAATAAGATCTAGCTTTAAATGCCCCAAATGCCCAAGGTGTTACAAGGTAATCCTTAACACCACCTGAAACCTTATATAATGTATTTTATTCTCCTATAATGGTGGATAGTGTAGGAATCGAACCTACTCACCCAGAGGGAATGGATTTACAGTCCATCGCAACTCTCCTACTTTGCCGACTATCCTTTAATGGTTTCGAGCTTTAATTTTACACACTGTCTATACTGTAAGCATCCCTTACGTTAGCCTACAGCTTTCATAATCTATCATGGTCTTTATCATTAAGTGGTTTACCTTTTCGTAATATCTGCACTTGCTAAACCTATAATTAATACTTCATCACGCTAATCATCTTTAATACTGCAAAAGGATTAAACTTATGTTTTCTGCTTGATAAAGTTTATTATCAGGCAGTAATATCTTTCCAGTCTAAACCAACTGAATCTAATATAGATTTAACATCACATCCGGCAAAGCAATTTAGTAAGTATCCTGTCTTCATCTCCTTGCTTTATTCCTAGTGATGCACTCTTATCTTCATGAGCTGGGCAGCGACATGAATACTGTCCACTGCCTGTCTCACGAACTCCATCAAAATGGTTTAAGACCTCCTGTATTAGAATGGTACATCCTCACCCTCTACTCTAGCATTACTGCCAGCATCGGATGCCTGTACTTGTGGTTCTGATAACCTTCCTGATAAAACTTTACTCCTGATTTGCTTCCCTAATCCAAGCTGCCATGCTCATTTCTTTACCTCCTTCTAATGTTACAGTCCCTGTGTAATCAGGTCTTGCTTCATTATCACCTTTCTCATTCTTAAATATTGCAAATGAGTTAGTGTTGTCATATTGTTCAGCCATTTTTGTTTGCTCCTTTTTATTTTAATAATTAAATCTTCGATTCTAATATCAAAGGCTTCTTACTTCTTCTTCAAGAATTTAATATCACTGTCGTCTTTCTCAACCTTACCCATTTAACCTAAGTTCTGGTGGAAAATCTGGATGGTAACTTGCAAAATATGCATAATCAGATTCGGTACAAGCGATTTGCCACATGCACCTGATATATATAGTTCTTAGGCATAGTTTCTGACATAAGGTTTTTAGCATGAGTAATATGTGTAGGACACTTAATCTCTAACACTGCATTCTCACCTCTAAGTAATCCATCAGGACTTGCACTTGTATTTACAATAGTCAGGATGGTCAAAGCTACCACATAAGAGCAACCTCTTTTCCTGTTACTGCTTCAAACAAAGTTCTAGCATCAGGCTCTCGCTCAACGCCATCGTGCATAGCTTACTCATAAGCCAAAGTTCTCCTTTGAGTTATCTTGTGTGTCTGCATCTTTTGTATCATCTAGTAAGAACATTCCTGCTAGTGCATACTTTCTAGCATACGATGATGAGCTACCAAAGCTTTGTGCTATATCCATCCCCTTGCGATTAGGGTTGATACCTGCTTGTGCGCGAACGCTTAATGCTTCTGTTGTCTGCCCTTTAAATACGGCAGTTGCCTCTACATAAGGTATTCCACCAACCTCTTTAACTTCATCAGTAATTAAGATTGATGATTTGTATTTATCAAGTAAAGGTTTTAATGCTACTAAAATATCTTCACATGACCTGTAATTATAATTACCAAACTTGTTACGTTGATTTTTTGGCACATTTAATTCTTTTTGTATTGCAATTAGTTCTTTCATATTTATCTCCTATTTTATGTTATCGTATGCAGACTTTTTTCTAACTACTTTAAAGTCATCCTTATACCTTTTGTTTTTTAGGTATCTAATAGGGTCAGGTATTCCACCATTAAATACATTGTCCTTATGACATCTCTCTATATAAGCTTTAAACTTCTTTGTCCCATCTAAAACCATCGTTAAGGTGTCTAATGATTTTGTATTCCACCACTCTAATGATTGTGGTTTAGTAGCACCAACCCCATTACGATGAGGGTATAACTTCCAAAACTCTACAAACAATGGTTCATGGTTATTGGTTTCTAGTTTTTGGTTATTGGTTAGCTTTGGGTTGGGTTTTCTCTGGGTTAGGGTTGGGTTTTTAGGTCTACCCCCTTTCTTTCCATTTTCCCTTGCTACCTCAGCGTTTTTCTTATACCTTTGTATCTCTTCATCACATCTTTTGTGATAATAACCATTACCATTCTTCTTAAAAAACTTGTTTAGAATTAAAGATACTGCGTTCTTTTCTTCTTCAGTCCTTGCTCCCACAAGCCAAAGTATATCTTCTATATTATCTGAAAATGGTTCTTCATTTAATATGTAATGGTCAATCAAAGTCATATAAACACCATGCTCTAATAACGATAGGTGCATAGTATCTCTACGATAGTCACCTATATTTTTAGGGTAGTAGTGCATTACTGTTTCCTCCTATTTTGTATGTCTTGTTTATCTTTTACCCAAGCAGAAACAATCTTTTCATGCTCTTCAGACATTAAAAACATAACTGTTGAAATACCTAATGTGTCAATTAGCAACTCAAATTGATTTAAAATTTCATGTGTCCACATCATTTCTTCTTCATCTTTGGGTTGTCTTGTTCCATCATCATCAACCCAATCTACATCTAAATCATTATCCATATATATCTCCTTTTTAGTTGCCTCTACTCCTAATAGCGTTAAGGCTTTTTGTTAAAAAATAATCAATCAATTCAACCCTTTACAAGATAAAAAATTGAGGGTATTCAGACCCTAATAACACCCACTGTTTGTGCATACTATCAGCTCATCGTCATAAATGAATGTTGGTGAGCCATCATCTTTAGGTTCTACATAATACTCAACCTCACCATCTTTAATAACATAACCTGAGTCCTCTGCATTATTTATAATAACTAATGACCCATCACCTTTCCAAATACTATTACTCTCTTTTCTTGGTGTGTCATCTACAAACAACTCTAAACTTTCTGCTCTTGCTTGGTCAATCATGTTGCTTGAAAAAAGAAATACCAATACAACTACTACTAATGCGTTTAATGGTTTCATATTTCCTCCTTTGTTTTAGTGTCAACAATTCCATTGGCTTTATTGCCATGAGTTTCTGCAGCAATTTTACTTTCTAGTGCATCTCCATAATATGAGATAGGTTCGTTAGTAAATTTGTTGTCAGCACCCTTTATCTCTTTTGCGTTGCCCCAACTTTCATCTACTGTAGAGTCATACATAACCTCTTGCTCCATAACGATTTGATACGAAGACCAAATCCTATCTAAACATTTATTACGAGATGCCTCAAAAACATCATTACTTAATCTTTGCTCCCATTCTGTTGTTGCATTATACATCTGTGCCTGTTCTGCATAACTTAATATTTTATTCAATAAATAATTTGGTGGAGCTTTAGTTCTTGTTAAGAAAGAAGATGCCCATTCTGCTTTATTAGCTAACGCATCAAAGAAACCTTTATGGTTGGCTTTCTTATACCCTCTGTTTTTAATATAGTTAGTCTTGTTGTGTTTCTGTTTGTCTTCTTTATTTTTGTATGGCATTTAGTTTTCTCCTTAATTGTTTACTGTTAACTTTCTTAGTCTTGCAATATCCAAACATATTAGCAGTGCCTATAAAACTATCTGTTGCACACCAATTAACACCCTCATGTTGAAACCTTGCACTTGCATTACATTTATTACACTTCATCTTCATCCTCCTCATCTAATTCAAAATAATAACCATTGTAACCCATCTTTGGTTCGACTGCATCATATTCGTTAGTTCCTTTTTCCATTATACAGTTTCCTTGTTTTTAATTTCAATGCTAATATCATCAAAAGGCATTAAACAAAATGTGCCTTTTTCTTTTGGTAGTGTTCTATCAGTCATTACCATATCAACATCATAAAAGTTTTTAACAATCTTTATTACTCTACTTGCAAACATCTTTGGCACATAAAAGCCATAGTCTATTTTACTTAAAAAACTATCAATACCTCTTGTTCCCTCTAAATCTAATAATATATCTGTATCTGTAATCATAATATTCTCCTTATATTAACATTCAAAAGTCCAACCCATAATTTTACAAATCTTTTTATATGTTTCTTGCCCTCCTGATGACATTTGTTGAAAATCCCAACCTAAATCATCAATTAAATCTTTAGCTTTTTCAAGTTCTTGCTTTGTCATAGTATTCTCCTTATATTAAACATTTACCACAGTCGTTTAGTGCTTGTTTGTATAAATCCTTAAAACCTTTCTTATCTCGTTTGTTGCCTGTTGCTTTCATAACTAACTCAGGTTTGTTAGCAATATAAAAAGCACACTCTCGTTTAGAAAGAAATCTACGTTCGACTTCTCTTGTTTCTCTATCAATTGCTTCATGTGTAAATACTCGTTTCATAACTTTCTCCTTTGGTTAAAAATGTGTTGCCCCTTTCTTTCAGTATAGCATTTTTTTATTCATTGTGTCAACAACTTTCGGTTACCCTGGTATGACTTTTTTTTCACGCTCTCTGAGCCATCTTTGTCCTTTAGCGTAGGGTAGTACCTCTAAAATCGTTCTAGGGGCTTATATGGCTTTAGAGGGTATTTTTGCTAAAATTAATCCTTTTAAAATCAATGACTTACAAACCAGTGTTTTTTTACACAACCAGGTAAATTCCCGGTTATCCTGGTATGACTTTTTTTTGCCGTTAATAAGGGTCTTAAATAATTTCAGTTACCCTGGTATGACTTTTTTTTGCCGACACCCTGGTATGACTTTTTTTTTCGCCTATAAAAAAAAGGGAAAAAAATTTTTTGATCTGGAAAGTTTAGATCGGGAATGATTCTCATTCGCATTTACATTTGAGAATGATTCTCATTTGCATTAAAATTATAAAAGCTATTTTAAGCCTCTCTACGAGCTTTAATTTTTGCCTTTACATTATATCAAATAACTTTTTTAAATGCGTTAGGGAGCGATTGTGGAGGTCGTTTTTGGCAGCTTTTCCAGATCCTACGCCTTATAAGTCTAATTTAATATATTTAAGCCAAAAAAAACCCCTATTTAAAGGGGTTCTTTTATTACTTATTATTACCTATTCAATCTTGGAACGTTTCTAAATCTGTTAATGAGTTTATAAGCTTGATAATCTGAAAGGTTGTGATGTTCTGCGAACCTTTCAACGCTTAAAAAATTATTGACATAATCTAAATAAACTTTCTCCCAATAATCTCTATTTTTACTAACATTATAAAAATATTTTGAGTTCATTATATGTTCTCCTTTTTAAATTGCCTCATATAATTGTCTATCTTTTTAGCTCTAATAAAATTAGACTCATATTTTTTAAGCATCAAAAGATTAAAATATACTTCAAATTCTGATTTAGTTTTATATCTATTCATTAAATGTTCTCCTCCCATAAATTAATAAATTGTCTCAACCATTGCTTTTGATGTTCTGTTAAATCTCTTTCCTTATTTTTAGAGATTGCATTATGATAGAGAATGTCATCTGCCGATTCATTCATTGGCAAATTATTCTTTAAACAAAAATCATTAAATACAACAGATAAAAACCCCTCTAAATCTTCGATCTTATTCATCCCATATAATTCCATTTTGTATTCTCCTTATGAATTCCAACGTTTATAAAATTCTTTTGTAATATCTATAAATAGCATAGGGTCGGCGTGTTCTTTCCATTTTGGGTTATTATCAATGTAATAAACAACATCGAAAGGGTCAACGGCATTTTGACCCATCAACACAACCCCATCATAAAAATTTTCATTGGTTAACATTGTCAAAAGATAGTCGCCAACGTTTTTTATGCTAGGCATATGCTCAAGAGGTAAATCAAGCGTTGTTACTAGTCCTTTTTCCCTTTCTGATAATTCAATGTGGAGAAACTCCTCCCCATGTGCTTTTGTTATTTTGCCATTATGGTTTTTAATTGTTTTAAATGTATTAAACATATTTATTCCTTTAAAGTTATGATTGCTAAAATAACAATCTCAAAAGGCACTTTTTAAAATGCCCTTTAAGCTTTATATTTAAGCGTTTAAATTGACTAATTCAATTTCATTGTCTTTTATGCCTTTCTCAATCTCTTTTGTAGTCATATTAAGAAACATATTCCTATATTTTGATGTTGTCCTTGAATAATTCCAATAATAAGAATCTAAAAAGACTTTCCCAAATTTATCTATTTTGGCAATCATGCTTTTATAGCTTTGAAAATACATATTTCCATCATAACCACCGTTAATAATAAATTGGTTCGGTATTGTGTTTCCTTTACTGCTCACCATGTTTTCAACTCTCATTATATATTCTCCTTTTGTGAAGTGTAAAAATCATATTGTGATTCTGTTAAATTATATTCTTTCATTGATTCCTCTTTTGAATATGAAAAACGTCCACATTCTGAAATGGTGCAATTTATAACATGAGTTCCATTATGCAAAAAGCTGCTTTTATAATCTGACTCCACTTCCTCATTCTTTACGTTGTCAAATTCAATCATTATTTATTCTCCTTTAATTTATTTACAACCTTTTTAATAATTCTATATTCTGCTCTAAATAGTTTCATGTCCTCTTTATCGACAAAATATTTATCAGGGTTAGAACCCTCCAAACATAACCCCCTTGCAAAATCTCCCTCTAATAAAGTATTTAAATAATATCTACTCAACATGAAACCATTTTTATTTTCTCCCTCCCTCCTCAAATAGAATGTAACATATAATTGATTTTGTGTTTTATCCCCATTTATTTTGAGTTTGTCTTTTTCATATGAGACAATCATTTGCAAGGGTATATTCTTACTATTTAAAAAATTTGTTTTTATTAGTTCCATTATTAATTCTCCTTTTATCCTATCATCATTCCTACGTTAAAAATTCTATGATTATGTAAATCAGATTTAAATTGCCTTTTTGCCTCCTCCAAACTATATCCAATATAAACTTTAGAAAATCTCTCATTGTTTACGATATCGCTTATTTCAATATGTCCATTATGTTTAATTTTATTAATTATCATTATTTATTCTCCTTTATCTATTGTTACGTTATCAATCAAATTATCTACCTTTAAAAATACAAGGTTGATGATACCTAAAAAAACTATAAATGATACTAATATTAATACTTCCATTATTTATTCTCCTTTACTTTATTTAACTGATTTTTTAACTCCTTAAGTTTATTACTTGCATTTTCTATTTTTCCCTGCTCATTTAATATCCTTGAGTTTAGTTCTCTAATTCTCATCATAGTTATTTTATCCATTATATATTCTCCTTTAAATTGGAAAGGGGGAAAATACCCCCTATTTCCATAAGCTACAAATTACAGTTAATAAAACAGTTAATAAAAATATTGTAAAACAAGCACTAATTAGTAATATTTCAACAGGTATAAACATTAGTCATTCTCCTTATTCGTAATTTTTAGAAGTGGTTTCAAGTCCGTCTTCAAAAGTATTATCATTAAATGATAATTCACCGCTTAATTCGTTAACACTATCATAATGAGTTTCGTCTTGAGATATTAACCAATTGCCATAATAACGTTTATCATCATTATTTAATTGACTTACTTCTTCTCTTCTATTTAATAAAGCGTGTTTCATTTTTAAATTCTTTAAAGCTTTGTTTGATGTATTCATTTTCTTATTTCCTTATAAAGTTATTAAGTTATTACTTTTTCATTGTTACATATAAAGAGTAGATTATCAATAAAAAAGGTTATTTATTTTATATTGTTTTATCCTGCCCCTTTCTTTAAGTATAACATGAAAAGCAATTAAGATACCAAATAAATTTAGTTTAAATGCAATTAATGAGTAAGTAGATTAATTCATTAAAGGATCTGGAAATATGTCATAAAACTGTCATAAAACTGTCACAATTCCTGGTTAAAATATCGTTAAGAATCAATGAGTTACAAAGGGCATCAATTTGTAGGGGTCTAGGAGGCTCATGGTGAGGTTTTAGTAAATCAATGAGTTGTCCTATTAAGCAAATCACTGTAGAGCCTTATATGAGTTCGCACTAAATCAGTGCATAAAACCATGATATACAAATGTCAAGTAATATATTTAAATAAATATCTTTACTTTCTTTCTGTTATCTGATAGGCAACCCAAATCTAAATGAGAATCATTCGCATTTGGGATACACAAAATCCAGATCATACAATTAATTAAATGTCAATAAATAAATATAAATAAATATGTTGACATCCTCCAGGAATTAAGGCAGCTTTTGAATTTCCAGATCTAAATGAGACTCATTCTCACCAGGGAAATTTTTTTTTTTCGACTTCTGGATATATAGAATTAATTTTATTTTA